GTAATTGCCAATAAATCTTTTACCATCTGTTCATTTGTATAGTGAAATGTTATATCTTTCATATTTATTTCTTTAATAACTATAATATATGCTTACTAGGAAGCGTTAAATTATTAATTGGTATATTTCCTTGTCCTTTACAAGCAAAACATCTTACTAACCAACGACCTTTTTTATTTACTAATTGTCTTTCACTCTTTTTAAGACTCCAATATGCTTGGAAGTCTCCTTTTCCAGCTTCTACTTTTTTCCCACACCTGAAACATATACCATTATATTGAGTTCTCATATCTATTTATTTAAGTTATCTAGTTTGTCTAAAATATCATTCTTGTATCCTAAGTGTAAACCTTTTTCTTTAATAATTTTCTTAACTTCCTTTAAGTCATCTTGTCTGATTTGGTGGATGAATTGTTTATAAAACTTATCAAATATATCTCTATCGCTTTGTTTTTCTTCTTCAGATAAAAGATTATAAGAAGTTCTTAGTTGTCTTTCCCATCTATCCCAATTTTCATCTGATATAGTCTTACCTTTTGAATGTAAATAATTCTGCCAATGACTCCACACATCGTGAATAATACTTGCACCTTTTTCTCTTATCTCTTCTTTTGTTTTTAGCATATTTTTATTTGTTTCATATATTTTAATTTAATAACCCCCAAAAACATATTAAATTCACAACTGATAAGAAAGCCATTTCTATTTTTTCATCTAGTGTTTGATTTTTTCTAAGTGTTAGCATCGCAAATACTACATACGCTATAAGGTTTATAATTGCTAGTATTGTTTTCATATTTTTATTTTATAAAGTTTTTTAATTCCTCTAAGTTTTCCTCAAGTAATTTAATCAATTCAAGTGTTTTTCTAATTTCGTTGTCCTCTTCTTTTTTGAACATATCTTCTGAAACATATTGTAAAGCGTCACCATTCTGTTTTACTGCTTCAAGACAGATTTCTTCTGTTTGTTCTTTAACATATCTTAAAGCGTAACCGTATTGTTTTACTGCTTCTAAAGCCTCTTTACCTTTTAGGTTCTTTTTGTGTCGTAATTTATCGTATTCTTTTTTATAATCATTTAATGTTTTCATATTTTTATTTATTAGATTTAATAATATTATCCCTAGCCCATAAAGGCTGTAAGTTTTTATAATTCATAGCCTTATATTTATCTTAAATATAAGTTTATCTCATCTGCTTGAAAATTAGCACATCTCCCTTCTATAATCTTATTTTTAGTATTCCACCATTTATCTATTAGTCTATGGTCTACTATCATTGATTTTACCAGCTCTCTACTTTGTATACTATTCATTGCTATCTCTTCTGCTTCCTTTAATGTTATTTCTATACCTTTATATCTTTTGTAAAAGTCTTGAATTGTTTCTCTTTGTAGTTGATATTCTCCATAAGAGTATTTATTATTACTGTCCAGAATCACTGTGTTTTTGTTTGTGCTTTCTAAAAATCCAATACAGTCCAGCAGTCTTTCATGTCTTTCTTCTTCTAGGTTTTTAACCTGTAAATCGTGAATTTCTTGTAATTTTCTTTCATTTTCACTCTTTTCAAAATCTGTAAATGCTTTATCTGCTTTTACAACTAGAAAACCTGTGCCAAAAGTTATTGTTGTAATAATCGCAAGGACGATTATTTGTTTTATAACATGTATTATCTTGGCGGGATATTTATCGTTTATTTTCATATGTTTTTATAAATAAAATAAGTAAAAATGAAAATAATTCCTAATATCCCTATAATTTCCTTTATTTTTTCCATATTTTTATATACTTAAGTATAAATCTCTTTCTTCTTTAGTAATCATCTTACCTTTATTCATCACCTGGTCGGGATGTGGGACAAGGTCTAAATCTTCATCTATAATTTCCACCATCTCACCTTTACTAATTCGCCTCTTGGTTTCTTCAATAATAAGGCGGGCTATAAACATGCTGTTTTGATTTTCAATAAAGTCTTGTTTCATCATTTCCTTCATCATTTTAATAACTCCTTCCTTTAAACTAATTTGTATTTTTTTGCTTTTCATAATCTTCATCAATTAATTTTGCTATATAAGCAGATTGTGTATAATATTGCTTTTCTTTAATAATTTCTTTTAATTTGTTAATAGTTTCTTCTTTAAGATAAAACCCTTTAAATTTATTTTTCATATATTTATTATAATTATAGCACAATTATCTTTGATAAAACTTTTTAGAGTTTTGAAAATCTATCTCGTTCTGTATTGCTATTATTCTTGCCTCGTTAAAGGTTTCTGTTAATTTACCGTTATAAGTTCTTTTATCTGCTCTTTTTATTTGATCTTTTAACTCTCTTATAACATTGTTAAGACCTAGTCCTTTGTCTTTTAATTCTTTTATATATTCTTCTTGCCAAGTTTGCATAAATTTTATTTGTTTTGATATTTAAGTCTATTAATTTGTAATATTGCACATCTTTATAAAATGGAACATTTCTACTAAGCTGTTATAAAACTCTTCCGCTGTTTCTTCTTTTGTTTTTAGCATATTTTTAATCTATCAATTTTATACTTGGAGGATTAGCAATCAATTTATATCTTTTTCCGTTTACTTCTATAATTTCTTCTTTCGTAAATATGTTTTCATTTACATACTGTAAAGCGTAACCGTCTTGTCTAACCGCTTCAAGACAGATTTCTTCTGTTTGTTCTTTAACATATTGTAAAGCGTAACCGTCTTGTCTAACCGCTTCAAGACAGATTTCCTCTGTTTGTTCTTTAACATATTGTAAAGCGTAACCGTCTTGTCTAACCGCTTCAAGACAGATTTCCTCTGTTTGTTCTTTAACATATTGTAAAGCGTAACCGTCTTGTCTAACCGCTTCAAGACAGATTTCCTCTGTTTGTTCTTTAACATATTGTAAAGCGTAACCGTCTTGTCTAACCGCTTCAAGACAGATTTCCTCTGTTTGTTCTTTAACATATCTTAAAGCGTTACCATCCTGTTTTACTGCTTCAAGACAGATTTCCTCTGTTTGTTCTTTAACATATCTTAAAGCGTAACCGTATTGTTTTACTGCTTCTAAAGCCTCTTTACCTTTTAGGTTCTTTTTGTATAGTAATTTATCGTATTCTTCTTTATAGTCGTTTAATGTTTTCATATTTTTATTTTAAGTTTGTAATTATTTGATTTAGTAATTCTTTCATTTTCTCTAAGCTTTCCTTAAGTATTTTTTCAGTTTTTTGATAATTCACTCACTTTTGTAGTATTGTTAATACTTTTAATTTTTATTTTATTCATAAGTTTTAATTTTTAATTATTTTATAGAATGGAGCTTGTATTTTATTATTTTGTCTATGTGTTCTCATATATTCTCTTCTTTCTTTTTGCTTGTCTATATGTTGAGCTAAAATTATTATTAATAGCTAACATATTAATTCAAATTTGTTAGCTTATACTCACCGCTATTAATTTTTGCTAGTGTCTCGCTTTTAGTCTCACCTAGAAACTCATTTCTGTGCTTTCCTGCTATTGTTGAGTAGTCCCAAGCATTCACATCTAACTCAATTTTATTTAATAATAAATCGTGTTTTGCTATACAAGTATTATCACTATAAAGATAATTAATAGCCAACTTATTTGTTTTTAATTCTTGTAATATAATCATGTTATTTTTTTGCTTTAATATTTTAATCATGTTTTTATTTTATATTATTTTTATAAGTCTTTTTTTCCGTGTTTTTTACAAAAGAAAAATGTTTTATAATTTCCCCAGCCGTTTACTCTCCTTGTAGCTGGTGCAAGACATATATCGCACACACAGTCTTTGATATATTCCTTATCTTTTTTTGTGTTGTAGTCTAGTTTTGTTTTTGTCATGGTTTTTATTTTAGTATTTTATTAATCTCTTTTTGTATATTATCAGGAAAAATATATTGTTTTTTAATAAATGATATATTGTTAGAAACTTTGTCTTTTATAATAATATTCCATTTATTATCAATTTTTATAAATTCTTTTATCATAGTTTTGTTTTTTTATTTGTTTAAGTCAATATTTTTTATAAATGTATAATTGTATATACCAGTATTTTTATCTTTTATATCTTTATAAAATGGTATAGTTTTTGTTTTTGTGCCGTCCCAGTATACTTCTTCTGTATCACATCCCCTTATAACAGACTTTGCAATAATTTTTATGGCTTCCGATAAATTCTTTTTGTGATATTTTGAGTAGCCATCAAAAATATAAGAGCCGTTTGAGATAGCATTTTCTGCTTCTAACTCTTCCTTGTTTGCGAGTATATACTTTTTGTTTGAGGTATATACTAGAGCATTGTATTTTTTCATATTTTTATTTTTTATATTATAACTCATATTCTATAGCTTTAGCTTTATTAATATATTGCTTATTAAACCTTTTAACAATTTTAGCTAACTCTAAATCTTTCTTTTTTAAATCAAAAAGTTTCTCTCCTATCAGATACATTTTTGGACAAGTAAAACTAACTTTTAATCCGTCCATACTTTTTATATAGTTGAAATCTTTTTTTGAAAAAAACTCATTTTTCATATTTTTATAAATAATTTTCTAAAGTTTCAGCGTTGTATAATTTTACTAATTTATATTCATTTTTTAATTCTTTTATAGTTTTATCTTTTTTGCTGTCTGGTATAACTGTTGTTATGCCTTGTCCGTCTTTTGTTTGTGCTTTTATTATCATGTATTTATTATTATTTTTGAGTAAATCTTTTAAAATGTTTTAATTTCTGTGTATACATCGCTCCAAGGAGTGCCAAAATGTGTTATTGCCCAGAAATAAGTATCAAGTTCACTATTATAATATACTAGCTCGTCGGTGTTAGCTATAAGATAATCAGCGCCTGACTCGTTTACAGCAAACATTTGATAGACTTCTTTAAAATCTTCCGTGTCTTCTCCTGTCTCATCATCTTTGATATATTCTTCACCATTTACACATTCCATTTCTTCCGCGAAGTTATAAACTGACATGATGCTATTCATCATCACCATGTCGCCAACTCTTTTAGATAGAACTTCATAACTTATTTGCTCAACTTTATCATTTTTATTTATCATATTTTTATTTTTATTTTTATTTTTATTTTTATAATATAGCCTTTTAATGCTATATTATAAAGATAGCATAAGTGATATATAAAAGTCAAGCAATTGTGTTATATATTTGACAAAATAGGAAAGTATTTTATAATAATATTAAAAAAGGGTTATAATATAAAGGTTATTTAGAAAAGTTGTATAAATGAGTTTTCAACATGTATAATTGTAAAATAATTATATATTAAAATATATACTATACAATATATTTTTTTGTCAAAAAAAAAAGAGGTGTTCGTGGATACATTGTGGAATGTTTGCGGATACATCTACGGGCTGTATCTGGATACATTAAAAGTATAGTCTTTTTTTTTGCTCTTGACAAGTATTATACCATAAAATAGGGGGTTGATGTCAATAGTGGCGACAAAAAAGCTTTATTTTTCAAGGGTCGCTGTTTCGGGCTGCGGGGTTAGGGGGGTGGCTTTTTCGATTCTAAAACTTTTCCCCACGGAAAAAAGAAAAAAAAAAAAATAATAATATATATATATAGTAGTAGTAGTAGTAGTAGTAGTAGTAGTAGTAGTGGTGGTGGTGATAGTAATAATAATAGTAATAGTAATAACCTCGACGCCTCGACGCCTCGACGCCTCGTTATTTTGTGATTTTTAACTATAAGTATTGATTTATAAAGGTTTTTTGTGTGTCGCACAAGATTTATTGTGCGACACTGTATAAAAAAGCATTGAAAAATAAAGGTTTTTTGATTTTAGTCGTGGCTTCGTGGCTTCGTGGCTTCGCTGTTTCGTGGTTTCGTGGCTTCTTAGTGGTATATATCATTTTTTTAAATTAAGTCGCTTATAGGTCAATTTTAGGGCTTTGGTAATGGTTTCCATGTCCTCGCTGTTTCGTGGTTTATTTTTGGCTACGGACGACGGGGGGGGGGGTGCTTTTTGGCGACGGGGGGGGGTAGCCATATAGCACGGGGGTGCGAAATAGACACGGGGGACCCACCTCGCCGATGCGACACCACCACCACGACTCTCGTTACCCTACCCCCCCATTAAAAATAAAAGCAAAAAACAAAAAGTTGTAATTCTATAAAAGCTTAAAACACTTTTTCTAAAAAAAATTTTTTTAGTATTTAAAAGTTCTACTTTTAAATAGGAATAAAATGTTGTATAATATTATATATGAATAATAAAGGAACAAACGCTATTCTTTTAGAAAGGTATGGAAATAAAATAATAAAGACCACGCCAGAAGTTTTAAAAGAAACAATTACAGACCAAGAATTGTTAAATATGCATCGTCAATTACAAAGAGCAAAAGTATGGCGAGAAGTAGGTTCAAGAACTTCTTATGATAAATCTACTGGCGAAAGAGTTACTAAAAAAACATTCGCCGAAACCAATGAACCAGACTATGCTATAATATTAAGGGCATTAGAAATGGCACATAGGATTAGAGGGGATTTTGAATTAGATAAACCAAAAGAAACTAAGGACTCTCACAAAATTTACAACATATTTTATAATCCTGAGGTTATGGAACAAGTAAAAAATTTTGATGAAATGTTAAAGTTAAAAATATATGAACAAAGTAAAGAAAACAATATACAGAATAATCGCAAAAATAGTGATGGAAGCTCTTAATCAAGAATATCCACCACATTTAGTTAATGATGTTCTTATAACTAAAGTTAATAATATTAAAAAAACAAAAGCTGTATATATGCCTGATATGTCTGAAGAAGAATATCAGCAAAAAGTGTCGGAAGATATAGCTGGTTATAAAAAAATAAGAAAATTATGGAGTATAAAGCAATAAATGATAAAGTTATAGTTGAAGTAATTGATGAAAGTAAAGGTCAAGAGTTTTTAAGGATTGAAAGTAAAAAAAATACATTAGCCAAAGGTGTCGTTGTGTCGATAGGAGAAAAGGTTAATAATGTAATTGTTGGAGATAATGTTTTATTTTCTATTTATGGGTTTGAACCTTTTGAAGAAAATGAAAAACAATATGGTATTTTAGATAATGATATGATATATGGAAAATTTTAATCGTTTAAGTAAATATATTGATAGACGATTTGATGAAAGAGATAGGTTAAAAAGACGAGAAAAGGAGGAAAAGGTTGAAGAAATAAAAGATAGAGAAAAATGTAATTTTTTATGTAGAAAATGTGGATTAGAATATTCTTGTATTGCTCGTAAAAGGACAGGTTTGAAAAATTCTCAATGGTGGGTAGGTAAATGTGTGTGTGGAACTAACAACATATACAAATACAAGGGAGATAATAAATACATATATCGGTCTAAATTTTTAAGAATGCAAAGAGTGAAGCATTATTATGATATAATAGATAATAGACACGAAATGTTTGAAATATTTTATGGAAAACAACAATAATGACTATAACAGTGAAGATTTGTCTATTTTGTCTTGGATAATTAATAATAATATCAAGACAGAAAAGGGTGAAATACTTGATTTTAAGGACCGTCTTTTTTTATTAGATATTTTATCTGACTGGAACAGACAAATTGTGATTAAGAAATGTGCGCAGATTGGTGGTTCGGTAACTTTTAATCTTAAAGCTTTATATGCGACACTTAAATTTGGTTGGAATATCATATATTCGTTTCCGACTGACTCCGATGTTAACGAATTCGTGAATACTAAAACGAATATGATTATTAAAAACAATCAAGTGTTTGGTGAAATGTCATCGGACAATGTGCAAAGGAAGACATTAGGAGATAGGACATTATTTTTTAAAGGGACTGTTAGTAAGACGGCGGCGATTATGACGACTGCTGATTTACTTATTCATGATGAGGCTTCTCGTAGCGACCAGATGGTGCTTGATATGATGAAATCTCGTGTTAAGGCTAGTCAATTCAAAGGAAGATGGTTGTTTTCTAACCCTACTACTGATAAAGATGCGATTGATAGAGCATGGCATAAATCTGATATGAAGGAGTGGCATATAGAATGTTCACATTGTTTTACCGAACAAGTGATGACATTTCCTGATAGTATTCTTGTGGATAAAGATGACAACGCGATGTTTGTATGTAAAGCATGTCAAGGAGAAATAACCGATGAAGTGAGAAGACATGGTTTTTGGAAATCTACAAGTAAAAAAGAAAATAGTGAAGTATCTGGTTATCACATTTCTTTATTTATGGCACCTTGGGTAAAGGCACAAGAAATATACAATGATAGTAAAGCGGATCAACAATATTTTTACAACTTCATTTTAGGAGAACCTTTTGTGCCTACTGATTTTGAAGTTAGCAAGAGAATTATTTTAGATAATTGGACACCTAAAAACTTACAAACAGGTAAATATTATTTAGGAGTAGATGTTGGTAATATTAAACATTATGTTTTAGGTAGTGAGTTAGGGATAATTAAAATAGGTAAGTTTACTAAATGGAGTGACCTTGATGATTTAATGAAACTTTACAATCCTGTAATGGTAATTGACTCAATGCCAGACAATACGATGAGTCGTTATTATGTAGAACATTATCGCAACACAAATATGTGTATATTTAAGCAAAACAAAGACAATCCTAAACAAACTGTATGGTGGGGAGAAAATGAAAAACGAGGAATTGTTTATGCTAATCGTAATCGTATTATTGATGAACTTATAGATGTATTACTTCGTGCTAAATTATTATTTAATATTGATAGTCATCAGGAATTAAAAACATATTTGGCTCACTGGGAAGCGTTGCGAAGAGAAAGGGTTGAAAAAAGAAATGGTGAAGAGATTTATGAATGGACATCTACTAACGGTGAAGACCATTTTGTATTTGCTACTTTGTATTATTATATAGCATTATTATCTTTTGGTGGTGGGTCTGTTTTCCAAACAGGTAATGGTATGCAACAGGAAAATTTAGATATTAAAAATGCTAAAAATGTGGAAGACTTGTCACGAATTTTTTATAAGAATAATAATATGCAATACGATGAAGATGTTGTGTTGTAAAAAATGTGGTATAATAAATTTATGAATAATATTTTAAAACTAGAGGATAAAGATTTAATTAAAGCGATTGATAATCGTTATAATGATAGTTCTGTTTTATGGGAAGAAATTAAAAGCATAACTGCTATAAATAAATCTTATTACGAAAATAAACCATCATATTTAAATAGATTAGCAAAAAATAGAAGCAAGGTTAGAAGTAATCGTATATTTGTAAATATGGAAGCTGTTATAAATTCTTTAATTGCTAATCCTCCAAGTATAAATGTAATTCCTGCTCGTAACACACCTGAAAGTAAACAACTTGCTATTAATATTGAAAAGTTTCAAAAACAAGCATATGAAGATTTAAATGTTAAAGAAAAAAAACGAAAAGGTCTTCGTAATTTATATTTTTCTCGTATCGCTATATTTAAGCCATATTGAAATATAAATGAAAATAATTACGGATTAAAAGTTGTAGACCCAACAAAAATTCGTATTGATAAAGATGCGACATGTGAAAAAGATGCAAGATATATTATAGAAGAAGTTGATAGTGATTATGGAGAACTTATAAAACTCTTTCCTGATAAAGAAAAAGAGATTTTACAAAAAGCAGGAATTAAAGATAAAGAACAATTATTTATTAGTATTAGACCAATAGTTTATCAAGAAGTATGGATAGACGATGTGTATATTTGTCGTTATCAAGATATTATTTTATATAAAGCAAAAAATCCATATTGGGATTGGGATGGAATACCAATGACTTTAGAGCAACAAGTCTTTTTTGATAGTTTAACTGACACTAAAAGTAAAAAAGAATTTTTAGAAAGTATTAGAGGACAAGAAGTAGACAACACATTGTTTGCTTATAAATATAATTATTTTAATTTTCCAAGAAAGCCATATATTTTTGCGTCAGTGTTTAATTATGAGAAAAAACCTGTAGGTTCTACTGACTTAATTACACAATCTATTCCTTTACAAGATGATATTGATGAAACTAAAAGAAACATCACAGAGAATGCGAGAATTGTGAATGGAATTGTTAAGGTTGATAGTTCTGTAATGAGTCAAGAAGAAGCACAAAAATTAACATTTCAAACTGGTGGTATTGTTTATGGAGCTGGGGTTCATCAAGGTGTTACTCGTGAAACTGGTATGCCTTTACCAAACTTCGTTTTAGAAAATCTAAATGATTCAAGAAATCAAATTGATGATGTTATGGCATCTTCGTCAGCATTTCGTGGTGTTCGTGAAGGGCAAGAAACTCGTGGTGGAAGACTTGCTTTGATAGACCAATCATTTTTAAGACTTAATGAATTCGTGCAAGTTGTGGATTATTTAGATGGAGAAATTGTAGATTGGTTTATGCAACTTGGTAAATTATTCTTTACAGAAGGGCATATTGCTAAGATTATTGGTCCGAATGATGCGAGAGAAACTATTGAACTCACACGAGATGATTTTGAAGATGGTGTTGAGGTTAGAATTATTGCTGGAAAATCTCTACCAGAAGATAGACAATTCAAATACGAACAAGCACAAAAAGATATTGAACTTGGTATACTTTCTAAAAAAGATTATCTTGAAATTGCTGGATATAACAACCCTAATCAGCTTGTTAAGAACAAAGTTATTGAAGAAATGAATCCTCCACTGTCTGCTGGATTATCACAAGAAGAAATGTTGCAAGTTGCACCACAAAAAGATAACAGCGAACCTATTAAAGTAAGTTTGAAATATGAAGATTTACCAATAGACTCTAAAGCACAAGTTTTAGAGAAAGCAGGATTTCCATCTGACCCACGAATACTAGAAGCAGAAGAAATGTCTAATAGTAA